TTTGGACATTTCGTGACTTGACCAACTGAATGGGTTTGAGCCGCGTTCTTTTATGGCACCTGTTTTGACATAATCTTCAAGATACGTGTGCATACGTGTGCCACGATTGGCAGCTTCGGTAGTGATCTGTTGGGCTTTTTCTACTCCCACTGCACGTCGCCAATTATGCAAGGCTGCCTTGCTGGCTTCACTCTTGGTCTTGTCAAGAATAGTGGTCACTGATGGTAAGTTATTGCCATCAGGCGTGGCATAAAATCTCTTGCCTTCTATTGTCACACGGGGTATGGGTTGATAGTTAAATTTTGGATTGTACAAGGTTGGCCTTATTTTTAGTGATCAGCATACGCTTTATAAATCTTAATGTTTTCTTGTGCTCGTTGATATAATCTTTGTAATAATTCACTGCGTTGATCACTTTGATTTAACTGTTGTAAACTTTGAATCATACTGCTAATTCGTTGGTTAGGTAAAGACGTTTGATCATAACTTTCGTCGATAATATCTCCAAATGTTAAAAATCCCATTTCTCTTAATTTTTCCAATGATTTTGGTGCAGCCAATAGCACAAAAGGCTTGCCAGTGGCCAAACAACGAGCAGTTTTTTCAGTGAATACACAAGGAGTAAACACATCAGTTTCGGCTACTATTTCAATGTGATATCTGGACCACAATTTATGATAGCGCATTAACCAACGAGCCCATCCGTCTGCGGCGTTTTTATATTTGTCCTGGTCAACTCCGGACATGTCAGAACTGTCTTGATCAAATTGTCGATGATTAAGCCAATCAAGTTCAGCCCAATATTGGTCATCACATTTGAGAAATTTCAATTGATCTTTCACTTCCTGTTTGGATTGTGTATAAATCAATAATAAATCGGTTGAAGGAAAATTTTGATCAAGCTCATACATTAATCGTAGTCTAGGAACACAAAATCTACCAACAACACTGCCTAATAGGCAAGCATCTAATTCTAGTTGTTTTGCAAAATCTGGACCAGGCAAATTATCTTTGCTGTCTTTGAGCCACCGATGAGCGGTAGAAAATATATTTAATCCAACTACTTTATGCAAAAAGGGTGTTGAAAAATTCTTATCAGTAGTGTGTACTATTATTTTATTTTTTGGTATGGAAAATTCATCAGCTAACCATTCTAGAAAATTCCAAAAACCATTGTGTCGCAAATGCTCAAATTCAAAATCCATACAATCAACAAAAATTTGTTGATCTTTGTATTTTATATGAAATAAATCTAATAGTATTTCTCGATGATACACTGTGAAGTTTTGTGCCAACAACAGTGCAGAAATTTCAATCTCAGACTCGGTAAATTTAAAAAAATTCGACGTGAGCAATTTGTTAAACCCTAAAACTTTCTCCGCATCCACAGCGATCGCGTTCATTGGGATTTTGAAATTCAAATCCTTCGTTGAGCCCTTGACGTACATAATCTATATTCATGCCATTAAGATATACTTCGTGTTTTTTGTCCACTATCACAGCAAATTTTGGTTGTGCATAGTTGATCATGCTGTCAAGATCTGGTGGATAAGCATCGATGTATTCTAACACATAAGCCAGGCCCGAGCAACCAGTAGTTTTCACGCCCAATTTTATACCAATTCCTCCGCGTTTTTCCAGCAGTCGTTGGACTTTTTTATCAGCCGTTTCACTGAACGAGATCATGTCTACTACGATAATCTGCTACTGCCGCTTTGATCGCATCTTCTGCAAGTATTGAACAATGAATCTTAACTGGAGGAAGGGCAAGCTCAGAAGCAATTTCGCTATTTTTGATCGCTGCCGCCTGCTCAAGTGTGCGTCCTTTGACCCATTCAGTAACAAGCGAACTTGACGCAATCGCTGAGCCGCAACCATACGTTTTAAACTTGGCGTCTTGGATGATTCCATCTACTACCTTTATCTGCAATTTCATTACATCACCACAAGCAGGTGCGCCTACCATACCAGTTCCGATGCTGTCATCGTTTTTGTCAAAGCTGCCCACATTGCGTGGATGCTCGTAGTGATCAATTACTTTGTCTGAATAAGCCATTGTGTTTCCTTATGTTATATTATAAGGTATTTACTCACAAAGAGCAATCCTTCTGACTAACCGACGCGTTTTTTCTTCATTGCTGATTTGGCTGCTGCTGCCACTATGTCTTGTGCGCGATTCACCGGCATGGCAGGATCAGTTTCATCGCCGCCTTTGAATGTGATCACACCAGAGTTGGGATCCAGTGGTTCCAGCATGTTGCTCAGTGGAGGTTGTGCAATCAAGTCGCCAAGATTTTGTCTGTTTATATTGATGTTCAGACTTTGTGCCAAACTTACAAATGCATCTTGGCTTATCTCTTTTCGAGCATCGGTGTCATTTGCCCGGCCAGCCAAAAAAGAAACCAGTCCCATCAATTGATTCGGACTTGGAGTTGCCGATGCTGAGTCGTCAACTTCAAATATACGCATTATCTACGTGCTCGGCCCAACGCTGCTCCAACTGGAGGTTCGGCAGCAGCTTCGAGATCACCTTCGCCCGGAGGTGGTGCGTCCAGGCCCAGGTCACCAGCAGCAGCACCCATGTCGGCACCAGCAGCTCCCATGTCTCCAGCAGCAGCGCCAGCATTGGCAATAGCACTCATGTCTGGTCCGCCTGTGCCTGTTACCACGCCCAGTGCAGCTTCTAGTTGTTGTTTGGCGCCTTGCAGATTTTGCAGCAGGCCAGCCAACGCGCCAGTGGCGTCAGTGTTGAATTGCATGGCTTGATCCACACCAACTTGATTCTTGATGCTTTCAACCAAGGCAGGCAAGTCTTTGAATTGCAATTCACTGACTTCTTCTACCATGTCTTGCATCTTGTCCACTAGGTCTTGTGCAGCCAATACCACTTGAGCCTGTTGAATCTCAGATTCTTTCAAGATGCGATACTCTCTACGCAAACGGCTTTCAGCCATGGCCATCATGGCACCAGCTACTAGTGCTTTCTCTGCTGCTGAAAGTGATTGACCAGATTTTTCTTTCTGCAATGCGGCAGCCACTTTGGGATCTTGAGCAGTTGCAGGGGGTTGGCTACCAGCAGTTGGTTGTGGTGCTTGTTGGATAGTTTGTCCAGGAGCAGCACCAGTGGTGCCTGGTCCATTGTTGGGTGCTCCGCCGCCGCCGCCGGGAACAACTTCTTCGCGCAGGCGACTGGCTAATGCTTGTTCCATCATGACCAGTTTCAAGTAGTGTGGATTTTGTTCACTAGTATGACGTGCAGTGGTGCTACGATGTTCGCCCAACACGCCACGTACTTTATTCAACATCACTCGGGTTTGACGTGCGTCTAAACGGTCAAATTTGATGCGTGAACCAAAATAACTTTCGAATACTTTGGCGATTTGTTTTGATGGCTTAGGAGCCGCTAGTTCTTGCAGTTTCATTATGGAATCCTCTAATCTGTAGATATTTAGCCGAATTTATACATTTTTCCAATTCGGCGGTCACTGATGCAAGCATATCTATCTTGGGTTGCATCTTAGTATTTACTATTTCGTAAAACGATTCATGGCCGCTGACTTCGGCTGTTTTTCGGCTGCAAAAGATGTCTGTTTTGAGCACCTGTTGCCTACGATCCAGTATCATTATGTTGTTGGACAAGTTGTATTTTTGAAATTTATCTGCCACACACCAGCTGAGTGCAATGCGTTTGGTAGAAAAACAATGTATAGCACTGTGCCAGTCGCTGACCAAGAATCCGTCGGGAGTTTGAGTTATATCGTACTTGCCAAACACAAAATAGTTGGCGCCGTCGTCGTCACTCACAATGGTGTTGGCGGAACTTTTTTTCAATTCTTTTGTCAGCAAAAGTTCAAACTTTTTTTCGTTCATCATAGAGTTTTAAAGTATTGTGCAGCCAACCAGCCCACAGTGGCCACCAGCACACCAATTATACCTATGCCCCAATTGACTATTTGATCGTTGCGTTTGGTTGTCATAGCTTCCATCATGATTCTTAGGTCACCCATGACCTTGTGCAGGCCCACCAGGCGTTCTTCCAGCGTGTCCAACTTGGTCTCCAGCAATCTATAGCGTTCTGCACACAGCTCTACGTGGGCCTCAAGGCTTTTCTTTTCAATGTCAGTTGTATCTACCATGATGACTCCAATGATGTATTTAGTGGAAGAAACAAAATA